AAGGACTCTTTTTTGGCGAAGGACTCTTTTTTGGACTTTTTAATTTACGATTAGGGCTCGAAGGTGTACTAGACGCATTAATTGCATTGGAGAAGTTTAACTTTCGTTTTGGTGTATTAAACGGAGATTTTGCATTTATGATCCCTTGTATATTTACATTATTTAATTTATTTGGTTTAGGTCCAGAACTAGAATCTGTATTTTTCATTGGTGTATTAAACGGATAATGAACCCTATTAAAGATATTTTGTGTGAGATTCGAATATAATTTTACAGCACCCGTTTTTCTGTTTAATTCTGAAAGTTGATGTTGTATACGAATATATTGTGTTTTATACTTTTCCCTGGTATCATTGCGTTTAGCTCTGTTAATTTGTTGCTGTTTAGCGATCGATCTTTTATAAAGTTTGTCAACCATTTCTAAATGTTTCTTTTGCGTATTATCCAGAACCCGCATTTTATAATATACACCTATTTTTTATTTTATGACCCTTCTCTAAAAAAGTATACTAATAATATAAATATGATAACGATCAAATCGTTATTTATATTATTAGGGTTTGGATTTTTGATCAGTAACAAATCTGAATCTACAATGGACGATTTTAGGGGTCGAGATAAAATACCGTCCACACTACGTATCCACCCGAATAACGAAGACTAATATAAATTAATAATTTTCTAAACCATAATGTCCAAATAAGTTTTTACTTGAAGTTTCATTAAATTCTCTTAACATGGCATTAATATTTCTTTCTTTTTTATTCTTCTTAGCTTGTTCTGTAATTTTCTTAGCTCTAAATTCCGCAAAATGGAGACTTTTTGAAATTTTATTATTTTCTGTTTTCGTATTTTTTTCGTTATTAGATTTTTTAATTTCACTGGTCAGTTTTGTATTCTTATTGTACTGTTTCACTTTTTCTAAATTTCCACCTTTAGTATTCGCCCACGTTACGGTTCGTTTCGGCTTTTTAGACTTTTTAGGCGTTACGAGCTTAACAGCTTGTCCCGGTTTCAATTTCTTTTTAGAAGGGGATTCTATACCTTTTTTCTTTCTACTAAAAGGAAAAGCCATATCTAGTATACCCTGAGATTTTACTTACCAGCGCACATGCTGCAATAATTTTCGGTTTTCAAGGAAACCTTGCTACTTACTTTCTGCTGTATCCTGTATTTAGCATCTACATCGTAAGTGTATACGATCATCGCTAAGAAAAGTATTCCTAAAAATACGTATGTATTATCCATTTTTATATAATACATACATTAAAATTCAGAAACGAGACTAACAATTGATCCAGAATCGGAATCAGAATCAGAATCACCAAAGTCCGGTTCGTATTCAGTATCAGACGGATCTACAGTCGCATACATACCATTTTTTAATTGTTCGAATAAACCCGTATCGTCTAAACACGTTGTATCATAAAATCCCGAAATGGATTCCCTTGGTACAGTCTCTAATTCTTCGCTAAATTTCCAAGTTTCGTACCCTTGATATTCTAGTGTAGATATTTGAAGTTCGGTACCCAAAACTTTTATTATCCTAGCTATACACTTTGTTCCATCATCGTATTCAATATCAACGATTTGTCGTTCCATTGATTTTTCTTTATTAAAGTTTTTATTCTTAAAGTATATTAATATGCGTGAAGTTCTAAAAAATCGGGTTATAGGCGAAAAAGATGCAGTTATGTTTGATATCGACGATACACTTATTTTTACATCAGGCGTTGCAAATGTAGAAATGATTCAATTGTTATATTATGCAAGAAATTTAGGGTACAAAATTGTTATAATAACAGCTAGGCCTACTAACGAATTAACCGCCAGAATCACGAAAATACAATTACAGAAATATAAAATACCTTACGACTTTCTTTACATAACACCCGCAGAAAATAAAGGTAATGTAAAAGTTCAAACGGGATTAAATTATATATTGTCCGTGGGTGATCAAGAAACCGATCTTACAAACACGCTACACGCAATAAAAATTCATATCAATTAGGATTTCCATCTTCTATTACACGTATGACACGTAACAAAAACCGTCATAGGTTCATCCGCACTACGCGTTTGCATCTGATAGAATGTAGTCTTATACCCCCTACATTTAGCACACCTAAATAAACCTTTATAATCCTTATCGTGCATATAGTTAGCAGCGTGTAATTTTTTCATTTCTTCAACAGCTATTTGTTCAGTCATTTTTGCACACGGACCATCGGGCCATAACCCTTGAGGAGACAAATTAATAACAGTACCAGTTTTTAATTCACCGTCTAAAATACGATCCTTAAGATTAGACGAATTTTTTAAATTATAAAGAATACTCAAAAACTTATGCTTATATCTCTGTACATGATTACGGTTATTTTCAGCAGGTATATCCCCGAGCTCCTTACTTCTTCTATACGCCCAATTAAACGTATGTATTTCAAGGTTTTTGACGATGTTATGGTCGAGATCTAAACCCATAACATCAGCATATTTTTCCCTTGCATATTCTCTAGATAACATTATTTATTAATTAAATTACAGAATTTAATATCTACTTAGGTGAGGCATTTTAGTCTTTTTACATTCACCAAACGATTCAGGTGAACATTTTTTAAAAGGATCAGCAACACGTTTAGAATTTATAGTATCTCCGTATGGTTTATCGAGAAATACTCTATACAACTCGTTACGATCGAGTATTATGTATACTATCATGAGTGCTATAAATAAAGTAAAGAACTTGTTCATTTATTAAAAGACAACTTTTTTTATTCACCTAAACTAGATGACCCGTGTTGTTTTAATAAACGAAAGGCGTAACGATATACACGAAATAAGTGTCGATATATCACCAAGTAAAAATGAAATATACAAAATACTAAGAGGTAAAGCAAGTTTTCTAGGACAATGGCCTGATGAACAGGTTGTTATAGTTAAATGCGAACCCGAAGATTCTCCATTTGAATTAACATTAAACCAAAATAGATTACCTCGACCTTTCACAAATATGATTGTTTTTGGAAGAATACTACTGATACGTATGGATGAAGACGCAGAACCACAAAATTTTACACTAAAGGAATATCACAAAATGACACAATTGACGCGACCAAGAACACGATCATCTTCTAATCTAATCAGCAGGCCCCTTAGTAGGAACAAAAGCTACTCCTCTCAAGACAGCTTGGGAATACTTCATACACAGTTGGAAATGTGATTGCGCCCATTCCATCGGATTTTTCATTTTAATACCAAACGGGTTGTTATTTACATTTGACATGAAATCAACAACACCATATTTTTCCGGATTAGATGCTTTACTCATGGAAATATCTATATCTTTTAACCATAAAACGTGTTCTTTGTTTGTAGGATCAAATTCTTTAACAAAGGACATTTATGTTATATACTTACACATTCTTTAACCTTGTATCTAATCTCGATTTATAATACTTATCGTCTACCTCACCATCTATTTTTTGTCCAGTTATAGTTATTCGTAATAAATCATCGTTATACTCAAAATTATGACAATAAAAAAAATTAACACCGGTTCGAGTTGTCATTTCATCGAGTTGACTCTTTACCATTTGTTCCGTGAAAACATATTTCCTTATGTTTTCAGGTGTTCTTTTCTTAATATGTCTATCTGGATTTATACGAGAAATAGGTTTTTCCATATTCATATCCGGCCATACACCATAATTCGAACGATATTTACTCATATAATCGATACAATTATTAGCGATGTTTCTTTTACTAAAACAAATTATACGTGGTGTACCCTCTGGATCTGTTATCGTGGTATAACTACGAAAACCTCTAATACCTATGAAATGGAATTTCATAATATATATTAACATTAAATCCTTATACTTCATCCAAAGACCTATCTGGTTCTGGTGTTGCATTAAATGATCTATCCAACTGTTTTCTAGACACTTCCATGTTATGTTTAGTCATTTCTACACCTATATCTAATCCACCTGTAGCATTTGTTTCATATAACCATTGTCTCATTAAACCATCTCTATTTGCCATTATTCTATTTGCAAGTTCAGTTTTTCCTTCATCATATAAAGCTTCTATAAAAGCATCACCCGAACTTGGTTTATTATTATTTGCAAAATCACATAACCAATTGAATTCCAGTTTCATCAAAGATGTATCCAAGGCGTAAACTTGCCCCATCGTATACTGTACAGATCTAAACGTAAAATATTTTACCAACATGGAATTAACATCTTCAAACGTTTGGTCAGAATAGTCTGAATCAGACGTATTTCTAATTATCTTATTTCTTTTACTCAATTTTACACGTGGAGATAACAATAAATTTCTGTTTGTTAGTACATGTGCTTTAATCATTATGCTATGTTATATATCAATAAAAAAAACCTTAAGTTATTTTAATCCATGAACTTTCCTAAAACACATGGTCAGTGTAATTATATGCGAATATTACAATCACATAAACCTATTATAGTAGCAACTGGACCAGCCGGTACTGGTAAAACCATGTTTGCGTGCCAACTCGCCACTGAAAATTTAATGAAAAGGGAAATTGAACGATTAGTATTAACACGACCAATTGTTGGTGCAGATGAAGATATGGGATATCTTCCAGGTGAAATGGAAAGAAAGATGGAGCCCTGGACAAAACCAATGATAGATGTATTCGAAAACTATTTAACACGGGGACAACTCGAACACCACGTACGTATTGAACCATTAGGTTTCATGCGTGGACGAACCTTCGATAATGCATACATAATTGCAGATGAAATGCAAAATAGTACACCTAATCAAATGAAAATGCTATTAACAAGACTTGGTAAAAATACAAAATTGGTAATAACAGGTGATCTAAATCAAAGTGATCTCGGTGATAATAGCGGTCTGTCAGATCTTATAAATAGAATAGATGGCTTAACCCTAAATTATATCGAACATGTCACCATGGAAAATGATGACATCTTACGACACCCTGCTGTTGCCGAAATAATTAAATTATACTAAGATTTTGATACATTCTTCTTTAATTTTTTTACTCTATTCTGGACTTCTTTTACCTTTTTTTCGTATTCCAAAAATTCATCTTTATAAATATCCGACCAATCTTTCATCTGTTTGAGTACCTTTTTATTATGAGAATACCATACTATAACCTCTTTGCTGATCTTATCACAAGCTGTGTATTCATCCATAACGGTTTTGGAACAATCTCGGCCCATCTGACAATATTTTAGAATATCTTCGAGCTCAGCCATGTTATCTGTATTAAATGTACTAAGTCCATCAATATGTTCTAATTCTTTATCGAGCATTACTTTATCATGATATTATTTTTTGACTATTATACAATTCCTCCGCTTCTTTTATTCTATAATCTAAATCTGTAGAAGGCCATTGGATGATAAAATCACCTTCCTTCCACTGTCCATCGTGCCCTAATATATCATTATACTGAGGTCTGTCCTTAAGAAGTGGTATTTTCTTATAATCGTATGAATTGAAAACACGTTGAGGTAATATTTTAATAACTCTACCCCATAAAGTACCACCCGCTTTTACACCCTGTTCTGTTAAATGTGTACCAACACATAAATCTTGAATGAGCTGATTTTCAAATAAATACCATTCGCGGTAAAGTGGTAACCCAGCTATTATAGTATCAAGAAAAGCCTTACCTATAGGGGAATTCTTTATAAACATATTACCACAATTAATACCATTACAATCCGCTGGTATAATAACGTGAACGTTTGCATCTTTGGTACATTCATTTACAATATCTTCCAATTTAATCGTCATGTTAGTTATCATAACATCACAGTCAGTATTAAATATCCACTCACAATCTGGATACTTTTCAAATGCATCTTTCATGGCATACACTTTAGCCCACCCAATAGGTAAATGATCTTCTGGTATAGGAGGATTTCCGGCTCTCATTGGTTTACCAACTAACGATTCTGCACCGTCCTCGTAGTGTTTTAATACATACCCATGGCGCTCACAATACACTTTCTTATTTTTTAAAACTGTCCAGTCAGCTAAAGGTTTGTATTTTTCATCGTTAACTGATACAACAACATACATTATAATATTAATGTATTAACTCTTTAAACTATCCTACGTTAACTTAATAAATTAAACACTAAAGAATATCTATTTTTTTCACATATATAAGATTCACCAAGCTCAGTTTGATTCGAAATTTCACATGTCGCACCAAACTTCTTAGCCCAATCAGATAACTTCAATTTTTCTGGATATACCAAATTACACTCTTTATCTTTTCTATATCCCGCAACATATTCAAAAACTATACGAGACACGTCTTTTATATCTATAAAATCAAAATACTTATCCTTTTCTATAATAACGTGTCCTTTATCTTTACAAACAGCACTAAATCTTGTAGATAATTCACCCGGACCATAACACCCCCATATTCTCAAACTATATACGTTAGGTAGTTGAGCGATACGTTTATCTATTATCCATTTAGAAAGACCATACGGATCATTTGGAGGATTACCACGGAATACCGCACCACTCGAAAAGTAAATAATCTTACCTTTAAAAACACGGACTACATTTTCGAACATAAGTATATTATCTCGCAAAACATCGCTTGTATCTTCTTTTAAACGACTACCACCCACTACTGCACAATGTACAATCGCATCAAATTTATTTTTTTCAAAAAATGTTTCAACCGATTTTTGGTCTAATAATACGACTTCTTCGCGTGTAATAGGAATCCATTTATATTGTTGTAAAAAGTACCCCCCTAAAAAACCATTGCATCCTAAAACACCAACTTTCATTTACTTTTATAATAAGTAAATACTTTAAATACTTAAAAACAAACATTGTTATATTTTTATATGGAAAGATTACTAGAACTCACATCAAATAATAATTTGGGTCATCTAAGTAGTACTTTAACAACTTTACCTATTCTTGAATATATTTTTGAAAATAAAAATTTAGAAGATTATGTAGTATTATCAAACGGGCACGCAGGATTAGCACTTTATACAATTTTAGAAAAAATATACGGTCACGATGCCCAGAAAATGTATGAAGATTTTGGAATTCATCCATACAGAGATGTAAAAAGACATGTTTATGCAAGTACAGGTTCATTAGGTTCAGGTATATTATTAGCAACAGGTATGGCATTGGGAAATAAAGATAAACAAATTCACTGTGTAATATCTGACGGAGAATCACACGAAGGTAGCGTTTGGGAGGCACTAAGCTTTATAAATAGAAATAACATACATAATATAACCGTTTATGTTAATATGAACGGATATTGTGCATATGACACTATAGATCAAGAATATCTAAAAACAAGACTTGAATCATTTTTACCACGTATAAAAATTTTTAAAACAAAAGTTCCAAGTTTCGATAAAATAGAAGGATTAAAAGGTCATTATCATGTAATATCAAAAGAGGATAAAGATAACATTATTAAATTATTAAATGAAACGACGGGAATTTGTGAACTTATTAATTAATGAAATGAATAAAAATGAAAAAATATTCTTACTAACTGGTGATTTAGGTTTTGGGTTATTTGATGACATAAGAAAAGATTTCCCAAATAGATTTATAAATGTAGGTTCGTGCGAACAATTAATGATAGGATTAGCCGTAGGTCTTTCTTATGAAGGCTGGATACCATTATGTTATTCTATAACACCATTTTTGTTATACAGACCTTTTGAATTTATAAGAAATTACTTGAATCACGAACTAGCTAATGTAAAGTTGGTGGGTGGAGGTAGAGATAAAGATTATAAAAACCTAGGATTTTCTCATTGGGCAGAGGATGACGTCAAAATTATGTCATCTTTAGAAAATATAGAAATTTATAAACCAGAAACAATGTCGACAGAAATTTTTAACGATTTTATTTATAATAATAAACCATCTTATATTAATTTAATAAGATAATTTCATTTAAAGAATATATAACTCTAATTTATAATGCATAAAAAAGTCTGGTATGCCCCTAATAAATTCGAGTCGTATGGCGAAGAAGAAATTAAAGCCGTTGAAGAATGTCTCAGAGACGGTTGGTTAGCCGGGTTTGGTAAACGTTCCGAAGAATTTGAAAAGCGAACGTCTGATCTTTTCGGTAAAAAAATGGGTCTTTTTGTAAACTCAGGAAGTAGTGCTATTTTACTCGCACTCGCCGCACTCGATCTTCCAAAAGGTTCAGAGGTCGTTACACCCGCGTGTGGATTTGCAACCACAGTTGCTCCTATTTTACAACTTGGTTTAGTACCTAAATTTTGTGATGTTGAATTAACAACATATGTACCCGCTCCATGGCAGGTAGTATCCGCGGTAACACACCGAACAAAATGTGTTATTATACCAAATCTTATTGGTAATGTACCAGATTGGGAAGGTATTAGATCAGTTTGCCCAGGAATACCTCTCATAGAGGATTCTGCAGATACAATTACTCGAAATGAATGCACACACATAAGCACTACAAGTTTTTATGCGAGTCATGTTATTACTGCAGGTGGAGTTGGTGGTATGGTTATGTTCAATAACGAAGAACATTATAAACGTGCACTCATGTTCCGAGATTGGGGGAGAATTGGCGACAATATAGAAGAACCATCAGAAAGATTCAATCATTCTGTCGACGGCATTCCATACGATTGGAAATTTCTATATGGCGTTGCTGGATATCATTTAAAAGCGTGTGAAATGAATGCTGCATTCGGCCTCGTACAACTCGATAAACTCGAAGGATTTTTACAGATCAGGAGAAATATGATAGAAAGGTACACAGAAAACTTAAAAGATTGTTCATATTACACACTTCCAGATGATTCTAAAAAACCAAATTGGCTTGCTATACCTCTCCAATGCGAAGATAGACTTGGTGTTGTAAAATACCTCGAAGAAAATGATGTTCAAACCCGCGTTACTTTTGCAGGAAACATTACTCGTCACCCCGCATTTAGAGAATTTAAACAGAGATTTGAAAATGCAGATAAAATCATGCGTAATGGTTTCTTACTAGGTGCACATCATGGCATGACCATAGAAGATGTTGACCGCGTGTGTAATTTACTTAAAAATTTTGCTAAAGATAAATAATAATGACTACAGCTCTGGTTACAGGTGGTTGTGGATTTATAGCCTCCAATTTTTTAAATTTAATGAAGGAAAAGTACCCCGAAATTAAATTTATAAACTTAGATAAACTCGATTACTGTTCAAATATACATAACGTAAAACCAGGTGTTTCTACATTTGTAAAGGGTGATATATGTGACGAAGACCTTGTCGGATATTTAATCAAACAATACGATTTTGATACCGTTTTTCATTTTGCCGCCATGAGTCACGTGGATAATTCATTTACCGATCCTAAAAAATTTACTCTAAATAATGCTTTTGGTACACATGTTCTATTAGATAAATTCAGGGAACTTAAACCAGATGTAGAGTTTATACATTTTAGTACGGACGAAGTTTATGGTGAATCAACAACAGGTATACCATTTTCAGAAGATACAGGTGTATTGAGACCAACAAACCCATACGCAGCTTCCAAAGCTGCTGCAGAAATGATAGTTCAATCGTATATAGATTCGTACAAAATGAATATCAAAACAATACGGTGTAATAACGTATACGGTCCAAACCAATACCCAGAAAAACTTATACCTAAATTCAAAAAACTTTTACGCGAAGGAAAAAAATGTACCATACATGGAACTGAAAGTTCTGAAATACAACGCGCTTTCATGCACGTAGAAGACGTTGTAAACGCAGTTGATATAGTATGGAAAAAAGGTGTACCAGGTGAAATTTATAATATCGCTTCGGATGATGAAATATCAGTCATGAACGTCACAAAACTTATGATTAAAACCATAAAAGAGTCGGATGATTATGATAAATACATAACGTATGTTGATGATAGACCGTTTAATGATAGTCGGTATTATATAACATCAGAAAAACTCAAATCGATCGGTTGGGAACAAAAGAAAACAAGACATGATTTAATACATTTTTTAAAGGATTAAAGAATACATTCTTTTTTTAAACATAAATGATTATTTCCTATGCAATATGCGTGTGTAATGAATCAAAAGATCTATTTTCGCTTATTTCTTTTTTATTAAAAGTCAAAGATGATAAAGACGAAATTAATATTTTAGTAGATACCGCACACGTATCGCATTCAGTTAAAAATGTATTGCATCATTTTGAAAACCAAATCGTTACGTGCGAGAGAGAATTTGACGGTAATTTTTCAGATCATAGAAATTTCCACATAACACAGTGTTCGGGTGATTATATATTCATGATTGACCCGGATGAAATGCCTAAAGAATTTTTAATACAAAATTTAAAAAGGCTCATAAAAGATCTCGATGGAGAACTTATCATGGTTCCTAGAATAAATATACAACCAGGTTTTACACAAGAGTGGTTAAATAAATACAAATTTCATACAAATGAACTCGATTGGATAAACTGGCCAGATTACCAAGGACGCGTTTTCAAAAATACTGAAAAAATAAGATGGAGTAAAGGATTGCACGAAGTTGTATCTGGAACAGATAAAGTCGTATATCTAAGAACCGATCCAAAATTAGGATTATGGCACATAAAATCAATAGAAAAACAGGATAATAGATGGGGAAATGCAAAAGATTATAGAACCCCAAAAGGCGATAATTTATACGATAATTTAATGTAATAAAACCACTCATATAACTTTATTTAAAGAAATCAATATCAATAAAATTATATGATTGCCCTAATTACTGGTATAACCGGACAAGATGGTTCATATTTGGCGGAATTATTATTAGAAAAAGGATATAAAGTGTACGGTATAGAAAGAAGATGTTCGTATAATAAAAACCGAATAAATACCATATTAGATCCAAAATATAGTAATCACGCAAATCTCAACATGCTCTACGGCGATATAACCGATGAATCGTGTATTTTTAATATTATCGATAAAATTAGACCAACGGAAGTATACAATTTAGCTGCACAATCGGATGTTGGTTTATCTTTTAAAATGCCTATATACACGTCCGAAGTTGATGGTATGGGTGTATTGAAAATTCTAGAAGCTATTCGTTTAGCGGGTCTAACAAAAACGTGTAAATTTTATCAGGCATCTACATCGGAACTCTACGGTAAAGTAAACGAAACTCCACAAACAGAAAATACACCTTTCTACCCACGATCACCATACGGAATAGCTAAGTTAATGGGATATTGGACAACGGTTAATTATAGAGAATCGTATGATATGTTTGCGTGTAATGGTATAATGTTTAACCACGAATCACCGAGACGAGGAGAAAACTTTGTGACTCGAAAAATAACACTTGGTGTCGCTAATATTAAAGCAGGTAAACAAAGTTGTTTATATCTAGGTAATCTAGACGCAAAGCGAGATTGGGGACACGCACGCGATTACGTAGAGTGTATGTGGAAAATATTACAACAGGATAAACCAGAGGATTTTGTTATTGCAACAGGTATAACAACAACCGTACGAGAATTTACACAAAAATCATTTAAACGTGCGGGTATAAATTTAATTTTCAAGGGCGAAGGAAAATATGAAATTGGTGTTAAAGAAGAAACGGGCGAGATTTTAGTTCGCGTACACCCGGATTATTTCCGGCCCGCAGAAGTTGATCTATTATTAGGCGATCCCACAAAAGCTTTGAAAAAACTTGATTGGAATACAGGTAAGACATCCTTAGATAATCTTATTAACGAAATGGTAGACGAGGATATTAAATACGTATTAAAGAATTAATTTAAATGTAATAATATAAAGATAACATGTGGAAATTGATGGATTGTGCAATAACACAATCTGATAAATTAAAACTTATCGAATTCATATCATCATCAGATATGTATACGTGTGGAAAAAAAGTAGAGGAATTCGAAAATAAATGGAGTGAATGGCTCGGATGTAAACATTCTCTATTCGTGACTTCGGGAAGTACAGCAAATTTACTTCTATTAGCATCGATAAAAGAATTATACAATATACCAAATGGTTCTAAAGTTTTGGTACCTGCGTGTACATGGGTAACAAACGTATCACCAGTTTTTCAAATTGGTTTAGAACCCGTATTTTGCGACATAAATCTCGATAATTACAGTTTCGACACAGACAATTTACCCGATGATGATATTAAAATCGTTTTTATAACACATTTACTTGGTCTCAATGCACCAATGGAAAAAATAAAAAAGAAATACCCAGACGCTATTTTTATAGAAGATATATGCGAATCACACGGTATTACCGATGAATATGGTAATAAAAGAGGGAACGGAACAGGTTCTACTTTTAGTTTTTATTACGGTCATCATATGACAACAATAGAAGGCGGTATGATTTCAACAGATAATGATGATCTCTACCAACTTATGAAACTTAAAAGGAGTCATGGTATGGCGAGACATCTCTTACCAGAAAATTACGAAAAAACAATTTCAAAATACCCTAATATCGATCCTAAATTTTTATTTCTTACCGATGGATACAACTTTAGAAACACGGAACTTAACGCCGTTATTGGTATCGAACAGTTAAAAAGACTCGATGAAAGTATTAAAATTCGTAAAAGAAATTACGATCGTTTTATGGTACATTTATTAAAATACGATACATTTTTCCATGTCCCTAGATATGATCCGTATAATAGTTCATTTTCTTTACCATTCGTGTGTAAAGATGCTACTTTTAAATCAAAACTAACAGATATTCTAAATGAACTTAAAATAGAATACAGACCTATCGTTTCCGGAAACCTTTTAATTCACCCGTTTTTGGATAAATGGAAAGATTCCATTAAAACGCCAAATGCTAACATATTAAATGACGGTGGTGTATACATTGGAAATAGTCAGTTTGTATCGGTCGGAATGATAGATAAAGCTTTCGAGCATATAAAACGTATATGTCAATAACAATACTACATCATTTAGGTCTCGGAGACCAAATCATGCTTAACGGCATGGTTAGACACTTCGCCGAAAAAGAACACGTTTATTTAATATGTAAAAACTGTCACGAAGAATCCGTTAAGTTTATGTATAGAGACATATGCGACCAAGTTACTCTCATACTTGTCGAAAACACAAACCCACACGAAATACACGCGAAATTACCAAGGGGAAGTAGAATACTACCTTTAGCAACGTATGGTATGGAAAACAATGTATGGGAAAACTTTACACAAGTAACGAATTGGGCACACGGTGTATATCTTCAAGCAAAAGTAAACCCATTATACATGTATACAAAATTCAAAGTTGTTCAAGACAGTTCTATACAACTTAGTCCACCTACGTCAGATTACATTTTCGTACACGACGATCGCGAAAGAGATAGGTGTATAGACATTGATACGGACAAGTTTATATACAAACCACACTCAAAAGTCATCGATAAAAATAAGGAATTCTTTCATTGCGAAAATTCAAATATATTTAGTTATATTTGGATCATCGAAAACGCAAAAGAAGTACACTGTATGAACAGTTCGTATAATTGGATGATTGAATTGATGAAACTTGGTAATAAGAAAACAAACTTTTTTCATTTAAATGTTGGTGCACACCCACAATACACACCGGATATAGTAAAAACTGTATTTAGCGATGATATATGGAGATTCGTACACTAAATTAAAAAAAACTTTTCTCTTCTACAATTTCCGAACCAGTTTCTACATTTATAAGCTTTTTAATACGCGCACGTTCGTCGTTAAATATGTGTATATTTGTAGCACACTTAATAAATTCGTGTCTAATTTGAATATCAGTTTGATATAGAGGGTTTTCCTTACTCATTTTCCGTATAAGTTCTTCACAATCCCATATCTTTACATTTACATCTTTCATGGATCCCTTGTGTTGAGTATCAAATTCGAGTTCATATAATATATCAAGTTCGTTTTTGATATTTTTTAACTTAGTTTCGTCTTTTATTCTATCCATTTTAATTTCAAGAATAGTTATTTTATCTATAAGTTCACCTTTTGAAATATCAACTTTCATTTAAAGAATATATTACCCTTTTCTTTAAATGATGAAGTATGCAGGTATAATAACAGGACCGAATGGTCAAGACGGTAAATATTTATTTTCATTTTTACAAGGACGCGGCTACAATGTATGCAAATACCAGGGCGATGTTTTAGATAAAGAACGTTTAAAAGACGTTATTAAACAGTATTCAGACGCGGATAGAATAGAAATATACAATTTAGCTGCAAAAGTAAACGTTGGTATTTCCATACCAAACCCCATTGAAACGTTTCACGTAAATTCTATAGGTATTCTAACAATATTAGAATCTGTAAGAGAACTTGAATTAGTAAATAAATGTAGAATTTTTCAAGCATCTTCTTCAGAAATATTTGATAAAGCGTGTCCAGAACCAGGTATGATTAATTACCAAAACGAAAAATCTATAAAGGATCCACAAACCGTATACGGCATATCAAAATTAGCCGCAGATAATATTGTAAAAATGTATAGACAAGTACACGGAATACACGTTTCATCGGGTATATTATTCAATCACGAATCACCGTTCAGAAAAGATAACTTTGTCACGTCTAAAATAATAAAGGGACTAAAACGTATTTATAAAGGTGAAATCGATTACATTGAACTTGGAAACATAAATGCATACAAAGATTGGGGACACGCCAAAGATTACGTATACGCAATGTGGTTAATACTCCAAAACGAAAACGCGGATGATTACGTAATAGCAACCGGAAAACACAATTCAGTTAGAACTTTTATAGAAACAACGTTAGATGTTATGTGTAAAAAAATTAAATGGAAAGGTGAAAATGAAAACGAAATAGGTATAGTCGATGGTAAAACTATAATAAAAATATCAAAAAAGTTCTACAGGCCAAATGATGATAAAATAATTATAGGAAACCCTTACAAATTAAAAGAAAAAACAGGGTGGGAACCTGTACACAATTTACGAAAACTCATAATTGATATGTTACGTCATTAAAAAATATTTGTAAAACATAAGAAAAACTACCATGAAAAAGGTTATGGCAGCAAAAAAAGCCGCGGCAAAAATGGCAAAAAGAAGTGCAGCCGCTCAATCTAAAATGCAGGGGATGGCTGCAAAAGGGCAAGCTATGGCGGCCCAAGCCCAAGGCGCGATAGGATCCGCCAAGGCTCAGGGACAAGCTCTTGCTGCTCAAGCCCAAGGGGCGGTAGCAAAAATACACGTACCAGCCGATGTTCCACCAAGGGTCAATGCGGCACCCGCACCCGCACTTGCACAACCCGTAATAAAATCTGAACCTACTGTAAGTATGTCAGCAATTCCAATGCAACAAACCGCCGCAGCAGTCGACCCAAAAATGGCGGCCGCGATCCAAAAATTTAAAAATGGTAAAATCGAAATGGAAATCGGGTACCCACAAGTTGGTCTCACAATTGTACTCGGTATCTTCTACATAGCTATTACCGCTCTCGGTATACAAACGTATAACAAGTGCGAAGCTATACAGGATAGTCAAAAGTTCAAAAACCTCAAAATGTTCTTGAGTCATACCATGGCTGTTGCCATAACAATACCAGCCGTTCTCTTAGTGACGAAATTCGCCAAGAATGAAGGTGGTATATTTACACTCATGTATGCCATTATGGGTATAACCGGTTCTGGTATCGCTTTGGATATCATGAGACAACCAGATTGTAAAGACGCAGTGAAAAAGGACGAAAAGAACTATGCAATTGCATCGCTCGTATTATTCGGTTTATTGTTCCTCACGGGTGGGTATTTTACCATGAAAAAATATCCAGGGATAGGACAAACCGCTAAAGCGGCCGGAGCAGCGGCAGTAGCAGGAATCAAAAGGACTTAAATTATGATGGAAATACACGAATCAATATACTTAATGTTAATGCTCTTGGCCCACGTGATGCGTGGGGCAGGAACATTTAATTTAGAAGAAAAATTAAAAATGATCGAGTTTGTGGCGTATATAATAAATAACACGAACGTACCTTTATTAGACGTCAGCAATAGCAGCTGCGACCAAACCGGCAAACAAAACCATTGAAACGCGACCCATATTAATTGTCGCAAAATCATCAAACGACTCCTCTGGTAGCTTTTGAACTGCATCAGTCATTGTACCTATAGCTACCAAAGAAGTACCACACCCCAATAAAGCGAATGGCAAAAAATGAGTTTGTTCAATCACGTTCAAACCGGTAAGTCCCCAATTAAGAGTCCCTAGCATTGTACCGTACATAGCTGCACGCCCATTAACTGCCTCGGTATATTTCCAATTAATACCACCAGTTTCACTATTTTTAGGTGCACGCGCCACTGTTCTACTATATCGTTTTTGTCTTTTATTCACTAACGTCGGTCTAGTTTGTATTTTTATTCTTGTAGAAAACATATTATTCTACTTTTTTAGACCTTTTATCCTTTAATACCTTTTGTAAAGTATACATACCCAGTAATAAACCAGCTGTTGAATACATGACGGAAAAATTAGCCCCTTTTCTATACTGATAAACCATCCAAAGTAAACTCGCGGATATACCAGCAACAACGTATTGAATACTATAAAAAGATAAATCGTCCGAATTATAAATTTTATTAAAATGCATTATCATTTGAGCAAGACCTATAGTGATCGCAACAAACGCGATTTTATCGTCAGTCTCCATTATATTATTTAAAGAAATTAATTTACATTAGACTATAAAATGTCAACACCCCCGGAAAAAATTATCGCAAACTATGATTCAAAATCAAAACAATCAAAGATCGTCGCTGCCGAGATGAAAAAAATTGTCGATAGGTACAGGGATAAACGTATTACCAAGGAAAATGTATGCGTTTTAGTTTCTACGCTCATGCTCCAAGCAAATAATCTGAAAACAATTTCTGGCCCTGATAAAAAGGAACTCGTTCAAGATTTAATTTTCTCTATCATTGAACAAATCGACGAAGGCGAAACAGATTCCGAATTCGAAACACTCCTTAAAGCTATGGTCCCGGGTATGATAGATAGCTTTGCACTTATGTTAAAAACAAGTGCTGGATGTAAAAAACTGTTCGGATGTTTTAGCGCCTAATCAATTAACATAAAGTTTTTACGCGTATTCTAAATAATAGAAATGCAATTTCCAGATTTAGAAACAATAGTTATATATGGTATTTATAGTATAAGAGAACTTATGTTATATTCACAAAACAAACTAAAAAAACGTAAAATAAGAACTTTGAATGAATGCGAAGATTGTTCCTTCGTATATTACGGAACTGTGTGTAATAATTGTAACTGTATTAAAAACAATTCGCTCGTATAACCAAATGTCATATCACGTCGTGACAACTTATACGACCAAATTAAAAACAGAAGTAAAAAGTGATAACATATCGTGTTCAGAAAAACGTCTCATAAAAAATTTGAAACACAATTTCTTTAAAAAAGGGTATAAAAATCACAAATTTCAGTCGTGGGTTAATAGAAAATATGGTGCACTAGTGATATGTCGTGAAACCAGTTATGGTGACGGTATATCACTACCGTGTGTTTTATGTAGAAAAATGATAGATAAATACAATTTAAAATGGATCGCATACGATGGTAACGAATGGATTCACTCGTGTAAATCAGTTCACGTTCCTAAATCAAAACCCACTAACAAACAAAGACGTATCTTACGATTTGGTCTTAATAACTAATCCTAGCACAGATTCTAAATTGTTTTCGTTACGTTTGAGCGGCTTTTCTCTTTTCAAACGTAGTGTTTCGTTTTTACCCGTCGCACTCTTTATATCTTTCATTTTTGATTTATTATCAGAAATTGGTATAACTATATCACGAACAGGTTCAGTTTCTATTTCATTCGGTGTATCTTCATCAACTACAGCATTTTCCCGAAACTGTTCTATTGTCATATCACCACCAAAAACCTTTAGTTTTTGTCTATGCGGTGCTCTTTTTATAGGTCCAATCTTATCATACAATTTACGACGCATCATAACCATATTACCACATATAAGACCACCTCTATTACACCCGTATTTATCTATTGCGTATGTTTTCATACAACTCCACGAACAAAAATTACCCGACGTGTGAAACTTATTACGTCGTTCGTCATGTTTGTAAGGCATGCTCAAAGGCGAACATTCGAACGGATGGCAACACCACCAACACCACATTCATATAAGTTAAAGGTACTTTTTTTCTTTAAGTTATATAAATTATTTATATATTTTTACAAAAACATAACTAAAATTATAATGAGTAAGAGCAAACACGACGACGAAGACGCCGCAGCTCCAGACCCCCACTTGAAACTCGACTTTTCGTAAAACCGTTCGCGGTTCATTATATCCTCCGCTGTTTTTGTATCGTTTATAACACCGGCTTCAGTTTCACTTCTATTACTAGAACTACTTTCAGCACTCTTACCACCACCATCACCCGTCACACAACTCATATCAAGATTAATACCACTATCGGTTAAATTACCGGCCGTAATATTAGCAACATTAATACACACTTCCCGATTACACCTACCGGTTGGATCTAACTTATCCTTGTGAGGTATATACCTATCGGTACCAACACAACTACCCCAACAAATTTCGTTACCTTTAAATTCACTCATTGCATCCGCAGGTAAAGAGTCTGCCATCATATTAAGTTGATCTGCAACGTCTTCACACCCAGGTAAGTCCGCGTGGTTCCTACAGTCATCTTTATGCTTCATGACGTTATAACAAGAACACCAATCGGTCGATGGGTTTTTTTCACAGTAATCAGTTGCAAGTTCATCGTACAAATCTTGTCCTAATTCTTCAACAGTACAGAACGTTTTATCACTTTTTATCTTATCACCCTGTTTACAATGAACTTTTGCGAATTCTTTTGCATTAGCAACCGATCTACACGTATTAACACCACCACCACTCTTTATTCTATCATCTAATCTATCAGCTCTATCGCAATATTTG